CGGGAAGGGGCGGGGGCGGCCGGGGCGCCGCCTGGAGCGGCCGCCCCGGCCAGGGCGATCCCACCAAGTTTGCCCAGGGCACCCATAAGGCGGCCTGTAGCGTGCTCGGTTTCCTGCAGGCCCTTCTTCGCCTTCCTGGTATCGGAAAGGACCTTAATGGCTAGGATCGCTGGTTTACCCATTAGTGTTCTTGCCCTTCTTGCAACAGTTCAATCGCGTAATCGAGGATCCGAGGATCTTCCCTAAGCCACACCGAGGGCGGGATACCCGTGCGGATCGCTAGGGCGGCCAGGGTGATTAGGCCGCCTTCGTAGGGTCCTCGTGGTCGATGTCCTGGACTTCTGTCATGACATCTGCAACCGATTCGATGAATTCCTCGTAGGGCATGGTGATTACGCCGGTGCGGGTGAGCGCAGCCCAGGCCAGGAAACCTGAGAGCGTGATTTCGTCGGTCTGCATATCCCATTGGTTGTTTCGGGCAGCGCGTTCGCACTTCAGCTTGTCAATGTAGAGAATGCGAACGGGTCCATGAATCGTGCCGTCTTCCATTTCCACAGTGGTCATTGCTTTACGCATCGGGGGGTTCCTTTCCTAGTCCCTCGATCTTGTCGAGGATCTTCTGAATTTCTGCCTGAAATAGGGCGGTCCATTCAGGCTCGGTTTTTTCCGCTGCTTTCCTGATCCAGGGCCGCCCCTCAAATGGGGCAGGGTGCTTGTACTTGTAAGTAGATTTCTGAGACGGGAAGACCTTCCTGCCCCAGTGAATTGCCATTGCGTAGGGGACTACTTTCGAGCCTGCCATGACGCGAACGCTGGTCCTGGTCGGGAAGTAGCGCAGTGTCTGATGTAGGCGGCGCTTCCTGGAGGCGGGCGGCTTGCGTTTGCCCTTGGGGCTGTTCGGGCGGGCCGCGTAAAAGACAATTTCACCAATTTTCCGGTGCAGGTCTTTTAAATCGCTTAGGTCCGCCTCGGCTTTACGCAGTTGTCTGCGCAGTTCGCGTGCGCCCTCAATTTGGACAACTGTGCCGCGCTTGACAGACTCGGGGGTGAGGTCCACAGGGACTAGCTTTCAGTGAGTTCAGGCTTCCCTACGCACTCGAAATCAAAGCTGGTTGTGTTTTCCTTCTTGGGATCTCCACCCACTTTGACAGGCGCGATGACGCACTTGCCCTTGAAAATCATCGGGCTATCGTTGCGGGGTCGGAATTCAAAGGGCAGCAATTCCCCTGCGTGCTTTATGCACCAAGAGATCAGCGACTGTGAGCCGTATTCCTGGTAAAACTCACCTGAGATCTTGCCTTCCCAGGTGCCCTCGGGCTGATGCACGGATCCGTCCAGCATCTCTACGGCTGATTCTTTCTTCAGCTCGGGAGAGTACTCGGTCTTCAAGACGCGGCTAGAGAATTCCATCTCACTGCCCACGGCACCAAATTTGAGGGTTCCAGGTCCGAGGGATTGAGCGATAGGGGCGGTTCCAGACTTTGCAGGTTCAGGCATGATACATGTTCCTTTTTAGTGTTGAGCTAGGCGGGTGATGGTGACTGAGAAGGCGGGCGCGGTTGTTGACTGCGCACCGTCCCATTGGACAGGGTCAGCGTCTTCGATCAGATCCAACTGATCTAGAACGGTCAGGATTGCGTCTGCCTTTTGCCAGGCCTGGGCCTGGTCAGCGACGGGCGCGCCTATCACAGCGATCTGAAAACGCAAGACGTATGCAGGGACGCTGGTTTCTGTGAGCTTGGGCGGCGGGATGAATACACAGGGCGTGCCGTCGAGCAGGTGAGGCGTGACCTGGTCTGCATCCAGCGTGACGAAAGCATTAGGCAGATACTGTGTGAGCAGGTCTGCGAGGGCTTGGCTTTCCTTGTATGTCGAGATCATGCGATTGCCGGTCCTAAGAAAGGCGCAAGAATCGGGCGGGCTGCGGCCAGGGGATCACGATTGATACGCATCGGGGCCGCGCCTAATTCTGAGTCCTCGAAACCTGCGATGCCGTTGCGGGCGGTCCTGCGGTGGTAGAGGTCAGCGGCTACCTCGATAGCGGCCCTGATGAGCACGCTTTCAGGGATGCCACGGGTACCAAGGGTGTAGTGCTCGATAATGTCCACTGCCTCGGTTGCGCACTCTTGCACGAACGCGGTCTTGGGTTCCTGCCCAGCGCCTAAGCCGATAAAGGGCTGTAGGCGCTGGGCAACGGTATCAGCGTTCATGATCAGAGCGCGGTGACCTTGAAGGGCACAAGGCCGTAGGGAATTTCAGTTGCGAACGCTGCATAGTAATAGACAGAGAATGCGCCGGTGAGATCCAGGGCGTTCGTGTCCTGCAGGGAAACAACCGGGGAAGCGTAGGTACGGATCGCGTCTGCAGTGTAGAAGGATCCTACAACGCTGGTACCCATCCTGTTGCCTACTGTTGTCAGCCCGCTTGACATGATGACCTTCAGGCCGTCCAGGTCAGCGTAACGCCCTGATGCGGACACGGTTCCCACGGTGTTTGCGCCGGTGTTACCAGAGACCTCGAAAATCGGACGGTCGTTCTTATCAGTCAGGCCTGCGAGAGCCTGGAACGTGGTCCGATCCAGGATCAGACCATCAGCCTGCATCGCGTTGTCCTCGTACTTCTGGTGTGCATCCAGGAGCAGGGACAGGATGTCTTGCCACTTCCAGGAGCCGAGCGCCTTAGATGACGTGATTGCCTTTGCTTCCTGAGTCTTGACAGCGTTCATGAAATGAGTGGCAAAGTCCGCTGCTAGCTGCTTACCGGCAGCCAGAGCCAGGCCTCGCAGCTGCAGGTCCAAGATGTTCGCAGGGGAGCGGTCGATAGCCTGTCGGCTGATGGTTGCCGCGCCGCCGTAGGTCTTCACGCGGGCGGCCTCGATCATCTCGGTAGTGATCTTGCCAACGGGAAGGGTTGCGCCCTCGGTTGCCTGCTCAGTGACGGTCAGGGTGTTTTCCTTCAGTTGCGTGAATTCCAAGACGTTGCCGGTAGGGGGCAGGGTACCGGTCGCGAAAAGCTGCATCAGCGGATTAGCGACGCTAATAATGCGTGTCAGGTCGCCGATGAAATTCGGCATAGAGTATTGAGCGTCTGCAGTGGTGGTGACTGAGGGGGCGGCGCGCAATGCGTAGTTTTCCAGGGCGGCGCGGGCCGTGGGATCAGAGACGCTAGCGGCGATGAGTTCGCCTGCAGATCGCGTTTCTGCCTGGGCGGGCGCGGTGGTGGTTCCGAGTGCTTCCAGGGCGGCCAGGCGCGCGGCCAGGGGCTGCGTGACCTCGGTAATGGTTTCGTCCATCTGCGCGCGGGTGAGCGTTTCGGGCTGTGCGGTAGTGGTGGTCATGGGGGCGGGTTCCTTTCGTTCACGTACTGACGTGATTTGCGCCTGGTCGTAGGCTGGGATGGGGACTAGCGAGATTTCTCGCAGGTCGATGGTGGTTTGTGTGCGGGTGGTTCCGTTTTCGTCCTGGCTGTCGACGTATTCACGCTCGAAAAAGCCGATAGACAGGGCTGTGATTGCGCCGTCCGCTGCGAGCGTGGCAGCGTCCCGGCCCTGGCTGGTATCCGAGATCCTGGCTGTGATTTCCAGACCAGCGTCCGTTTCGACCAGGTCAGTCACTACGCCGATAGGCTCACCATGCCGATAAAAGAGGGCCGGGCGGGCGGCCAGGTCGACTGCGCCGCGTGCGATCTTCTCGTAAAAGCCGGGGGCAAGCTGCGTAGGCGTGTCATAGGGGACGGCCAGGCCGGTAATGGTCCGTCCGTCTTCCAGGGCAGCGGCCCTGGCTGCGTACTCGCGTGTCTGCATCGTCATTCTGTGGTGTCGCTTTCAATGGGGGTGGGGAGAGGTGGGCGGCCTTCCAGGGCGCGAACTTCATTCACGGTCAGGAAGCCCTTATCTAGGGCGGTTGCGTAGGATCCGTACCTGGTCGACGTATCCGAGCGCAGCAGGCCTTCCAGGTTGAAACGAACCTGTTGCCCACGAACGATGCACTCGGACAGCGCGTCTTCCAAAGGCTTTAGATACTGCATCAGGGTGAAGCGCGTGAAAGATAGCCAGTCCTGCTCGATATTCGAATAAGACATTGAGCCGCCGGAAGGGGAAGCGAGCATCAGAGTCGATGGAATGCCGAAAAGCCGCGCTATCTGCAAAATAGAGAATTCCTGCGCCTCGATCCATTGCGCATCTTTAGGACTGATGCCCAGGTGCTGATAGGTAAAGCCTGATAGCACTTTGATTCGTGATGGGTTCACGTCATCTGGGATCTTGTTTCCGTTTTCGTCAATGCCGTTCCAGGCGTTGCGGGCGGCCTTGACAGCTGCAGGTGTCAGTGTGGTTTGGCTAGAGAGAATGCCGGTAGGGGATCCGGTGCCGTCGAACCACTGGGCTGCGAAATCGCGTGTTTGCCGTGCGCCTTCCAGGTCCATCCTGGCTGCTTGCAGGGGTCCGAGTCCGAGCGGCTCGGATACAACCAGGGGCTGCAGGTGGGCGTGCAGGATGTCGTTTGCTGTCTTGGTTTCGCCGTCAACATAGAAGATCAGGCCGTGAGTGTCACGGTTGACTGTGACCATGACATAGCGCGGGTTCAGGGGGCGCAGGGCGACGATCTTGCCTGCAGGGTCTCGTTCGATCAGGGCGTATGCGTTGCCGTGTAGGGCAAGGCTCGTAACCATGTGGCTTACCCAGGTTGAGCGCGTCATGCGAGGATCTAGGAAGCTGATAGGCGCGGGTGTTTCGATCACTTGCCCGCCGCGCTCGACCTGGATAGGCAGCTGGGCGGCGGCGGTAGTGATGACCTGGATAGCTCGATAGACAGCGGTGAGGCCTCGGGGGTCTGCGAGGGTGGCGGCGCGCGCGGGGGGGGAGAGCGCGGGGGGCGCGGCGCTGGGGGGGGCGGCGCGGGGGGGGGCGGTG